ACTTGTAAGGGGAAAGAGATTCTTTCTCCATCAAACAATCCAGAAATATCGTCCAATCTCTGAACAACAGAGGTTAAAATGTTCTCTGAAGATGTTAATCTCTTCTGACGGAACAGAACTTCTGTATTATTAAACTCTTGATAAATCGGTTCAACAAGAGCAAAACTCTGAATATTAGGAACAACTGATTCTTGTGCTAACTGTACAGACTTTGTTAACTCAAAGGATGTTTCTTTATTGGGGATATAACCATAATCATTGATATTCAATTCACCAAACACCTTGAATCCTGCGGGATGAACGTTCTTGATAAGAACATCTTTCCATTCACTTACGGATACAGAAGACTTAACAGCATAAGAGAAGTCTTGATAGAAATAGGAATCCTGTACTTTCTGAATAATTTCAGAAGGTTTACCAACATCATCAATAAATTGACCAGTAGTTTTGGTAATAGAACCAATTTCAAGAACACCTTTAGCAACTTTCAAGTCACTAATGATACCAGAAGACTTGGAAATAATACCAGTAATACTTTGTCCAGAAACAAACTCCCCTTCATAATCAACGACCTTAAGGATTCTGGGACCAACTTGCCAACCGCTGTTAGTGGAAACATATCCAGTCGCGGTTGCAGTTTCGATACTCGAACCTTGATATACAAGTTCACCTTCAAGGAAAGTAGATGTAATTACGTTTGCTGTTGCAGTACCACCAAATGATTCGGTCAATACTTGATTACGACCAATGCCACCATTAACGAAACTAATTGCATCACCAAGTTCGGCGTTTGTTGCTGTGATTGCTAATTTTAATTGATCATCATCAAGGGATTGTGCAGATCCAGCAATTGCATAATAAGTGGTATTACCATTTAACCTACCTAAAGCACCTGCAGACAGTGGGAATTCTGCTCCCTCACCAGTATCTACAACATTCAGAGTAACTTCAGAACCATTAATGATACCGTGAGGGAATGCAAATTGTAATAATCCAAGATCAAGGTTAACAACATAGTTAAATGAAGATCTAAGAGCGACGGTTGGAGTAGAAGAATAACCAGCACCAGGATCTTTAACTGCAATTTGATCGAGTCTACCATTAGCAATAGTTGCCTCTGCTGTAGCACCAGATCCGCCACCACCCGTAATAATAACTGCGGGTGCTTGAGAATATCCAGAACCCGGATCGGTTACTGTAATACTGTCCAAAATACTCGTAGAAGTTAATTGACAGTTCAGTGGGAAAGTGATTTCGGGTCTAAGGGTATAATCGTGAGGATAATCATAACCAAAGTTATTATTTTTAAGTTTCTTAATTTTACCAACTTCTTGACCTTTAGTGAAGATAGAAGCTCCAGTACCAAAGGGTGGGATAACAACTACCAACTCAGCACCGGATCCAGCAAGACTAGACCCAAGAATCCCATTAATAGACTGAACATCAATAAATGCGGTGGTATATCCCTTACCAGACGAATTTATGATAGCAGAAGTAATTTGTCCAGGAACAGTGTTACCCTCATCATCAGTAGTATCTTCAACAGTGATATTAACAAGACCACCCTCACCATCACCTTGAATAGGAACATTGTTGTATTGTCCTGGTGCATATTCGGTGCCTGGCTCATTAATTTGAATTCTTTCAATTTTTCTGTTGGACTGAATACCAGTAACGATTGGAAGTTTAGTATAGAAACCGCCTTTATTGACAATACGAACTTCATGAATAGAACCAACTGCAGCTTCAGAAGCAGTAGAATAAGATGCGTTAATTACATCGGCGTTTCCTTCGGGTTCATTGACCAGAGGGAATCTCATTATGTCAGCACCTCTTGTAATAGTAGCACCAGAAGTGCTAGTTACAGTAAAGGAACCCTCATAAGGAGAACCAACAACGTCTAAATAAGAACCTTCAATTACAGGAGAATCAGATCCTGTTCTAGATGGATCGAAATAGTATGAAATATTGGTGACAATATCTCTATCTACCTTTAACTTAACAGATGGATTTGGTTGACCCCCACCAGTTACACCAGGAGTACCAATACGCTCAATAGAGTTAAAGGAATACTCCAACTTATTCAAGCTATCCTTAGAGAAAGATAAGTTTCCACCAACTAAGGAAGAGTGACTTAAATCAAAGATATACTGGTGTCCATAATACATCTTAAGAGTCGGTGACTTAACATATATTCCAACTGTAGATGCATTTGTGGCAGGAGAAGAAACGGCAATATTGTCCAGTTTATAAGTAAATTCCTTAACACTAATTACATTATGAACAGGGAATGCACCGTCATATTCATCATAAACAACTGCAGGATTGCCAACTTCTTCGGATGGATTACCATCAACATAGATAACTTCACCATCAGAAAGATAATGGCTAGTATCAGTAATAACATAGACCAAATCACTATTAGAAACAGCATCTACTTGAAGAATCTTATTCAGATTGGTGATTAATGTAATTTTAGCGACACCTGTCAATCCTTGAATATTAATTGTATTGTAAGATGCGTTATAGGTGACTGTAGCATCAGATAGACTTACAACAGAACCTACAATATAAGGAGAACTACCAGAAATTTCATCAATTCTCACAGAATAATCTTCATCATTGTAAGGTCTAAAATATGAATATTCGTGTAAATTATTAGTTCCGCCAACAATCGGAGGAGCATCATAGCTACTAAGAGCAATATCAAAAGTACCAGGTGTGGTGTTAACTACTTGAGAGAAAGTATATTTTGATATAACATTAACATCATTAGGAACTGGACCTCTAATACCATAAGTATCTTGCTCATCAAATCTCTCGGTTGCAAGATGACCAGTATCCAAGTCATTAGTCCATTCATTATTGTTGACAGCAACATAGACATATCTATTTGATGTTGTATCTGTATCAATAATATAACCGCTATTAATAAATGTACTACCATTAGTTAAGGTTAATTTTGAACCAATAGTAAAATCGAACGGTTGATTAATCGTTAATCTTTGAACATTATCAATTTTAATAGTATTGCATACTTTGAAGAAATAACGATCTTTAACTACAGCAGTTGCCTTAACTTTTTGGGATCCGGGTGAAGGAACTGTTGCTGTACGAGACCCCCAGATATCCTGAGTAATTTCTAAAGATTCTGTATCTTGAGAAAGATTGCTATTTGCATCATTAAAATCAAGAGATTGGAATCCTTCTCCACCTAAAGCATAACCAGCATTTGAAAGTGTAAGATCAACACCAGTTATAGAAGTGATGACATTTCTAGTAATATCAAGTTTGGTGTTTGCTTGAGATCCAATAGCACCAACATTAACCGCATCAGAGTTCTTGTCGGTCTTTAATCCATATCCAACATAATCGATATAATCATAACGATTGAGATTTGTAGTAAACCAAGCATCGTCTACCCAATCAAAGTTTTCTGCAAATGCTCCAGTTGTAGGAAGCACAGTAATATCACTCGGAACAGAAGGTGCGATATAACGATTCTTAAAGAACAGATGGTCAACGTAGAATTGACCTTGATATGTGGAAGCAAAATCTGTAGCAGTAGCACCCCAACCGACTTGGTTGCCAATGTAGATATCTTTATTAGAAAAGTCGGTGTTAGTTACATTACCAGTAAGAACTTCAATTCCATTAACCCATGCCTTAAATAATGTTCCTTGCTTGGTTAAGCTAATTACTTGCCATGTATTATCAGCATACATGCTGGTTAAAGCAGAACTTAATCCAGAACCAGCAACATTTAATGCTGTGGTACTATTACTGATAACCATCTGGAGTTTTCCTGTGTTACCAGTGTCATATCCTAACCAAAGACCTCCAGTAGCATCTTGAGCACCACCAATACCAATTAATGTCTGAACATTTTGAGAAAGTGTCTGAGACTTGGTAGAGTCCTTGTAGATAAAGAACTGTAAAGTCCAATCACCATTCAATTTGTTAGCAACACTAGATGCAGGAATCTTGAGATAAGAATTATCCCATGTTGCATTATTACCAGAGGCATGACCGTAGATTTTTAACATACCATCAGCGATGGTATGACCGCCACTAGCACTTACAGCAGTAGGTGTATGGTGACTTGTAATATCGCTAGCATCTGTGGTAAATGGAATTACAGCTTCATTTCTATTCCATTGAGTTTGACCAAAGGTATAAACATCACCAGAGCTATCTGTTGTCAGTGCATGAACGGTAATACCTTCAATGCAGGTAGATGTAGCATTTTGAGTAACAGCATTGAACACATTCTCAGTATTCTTAAGCATGGTTCCATCATACTTAATCTTTAGACTATTAATAGTTCTCTTTGTGTCAGAAGTATTGACTTTGGTATAGGCAATGGTAAGATCGCCAAAAATATCAACAGAGCATCTATCGACTAATTCTATCTGGGAACCGACTTGATATTGCTTATTCCAAATAGATGTTCCAGCACTATCAAACTTACCAACCCAAACACTATCTCTTGTAGTATCATCAGATTTCAATCTAAGAGTACATGGGACATAGAATTCACCAAACTCATCGACACATAAAGATGAATTTAAGAAAGAATATGTAGTGTTTTGAACTTCTCTGATCCAATCAATAGAAATAGATGCAGTAGCAGGAATTGCTTTACCGAAAGATACGTTAACATCATTGGAAGACTGTGAAGAGGAAGTCTCCATAGTGAAGTAGATATTTCCTTCATGGATTGCAATATCAGTAATCTTTTCGGATTGATTGTCCGAAGCAAGTTTTCTCTTAGCAACGAAGAATCCAGCAGTATCGATGATCGCTAAGAACGCATCCCAAGGAGCACCAGAGTTAGTATTAGTAAAACCTCCAAGAACAAATCTATTCTCATTTAACTGCTTGAATGCACTAATGTTGTCGGATCTAGTAGAACCGGAAATACCGGCATATCCTTTCTGCCAAGTAAGAGTTGCACTTAAACCATTAGTCGCTTCAGCATATTTCGCAACAATAATATCCGGGTTGTAAGAATCAAGAACTGTAGCATTTGGTTTATTAATACCAGCAACGTAGATATCCGAACCATCTTTAATAATACGTTGGAATTCTGTAAACGTTCCAGAAGCAGGAATCGTAGTCTCCAACATCTTTTCCCATTCTTTAACACCAGTTGCTGATAATTTAGCTAAGAAAGCAACATTATTATTTGCACTATCATAGGTAGAACCGCAAACATAAGATTCTTTTTGATCATTGACTAAAATATCAACAACTTTTACCCAATTATAGTTTTCAACTAATGTTGTATAATAATCTGCTTTTTTGAATACCTGAGGGTGAGAAAGGATAACACGAGGATTCTGAGTGTATCCAGAACCAGAATTAAGGATATTAAAAGTCTTAATAGCACCAACAGCATCAACAACTGCTTCAACTCTACCATCTACACCATCACCATCGATAACAATTGTAGGTGGAATGTCGGTATTATATCCGCTACCACTTTGAGTAACTACAATTTCCTCAATACCTTTGTATTGGCGGACAATAAACTCCTTATTGGTGTTATCCATCAATGGAGTATAATCAACATAGACTTGATCAGCAACCTTAATATTATGAGGTGTTGATGTTTTTAAGATGCCATAATTAACACCTTCAATGGTCTCGTAATTATAAGAAGATATTGTTTCGCCCTTAATTTTAGATATTCTGGCAGAAACACCAGTACCATCCGTATCCGTATTATCAAAGAGTAATCTATCATTAACCTGATAGTTTTCACCAGCATTTTCGATAGTAAATCCAGTTACAGATGCATCTTCAAACTTAGTGATGGTTTCAACTTCAATATCAACCTTAGAGTCAAATTTAACTTTAGGGAAGTAATCAAACAACTGCAGAGGAGATTCCTCAAGTATTCCTTCAGGATCGTCAATTTCATCCTGACTGATTACACCATCTCTATTTTCATCTTCAGGTTCAAACAGAAGCAGTTCACCACTTTCTGTAGTGATTGAATTTGTAGAAGCATTGGGAATTCTTTCGATATCAATATCAACATTCTCATAAGGATCGCGATATCTGACAACACCAGTAGGAATATTTTGCTGAACAGCATCATCATTCAAGTTCCAAATATCTACTACAGAGTTATATTGGGGTCCTAGAATGTAAGGGAATACTGGATTACCACTTTCAGAAGCATCGATAGTTATAAAATAACAATATCTACCACTAGGATATTCTGGAGTCTTACAGAATCTACCATTATATTGATCCAGATCACCCGAACCAAAAACATACTCGTAATCTTCAACAAACTTACCAGCAGGTTCATCATTTAACAAAGGACCTGCAGTTCTTACTGGATATGGATTTGTGATGTCATTGTATACCAATTCGGGTTTTAAAGAATAGGAACTTCCCATTCTTTGGATTTCGGATGATTGATCCGTAGGATCCGAATATGCATATGGACCATAAATGGGATTACCATCGAATGCCCAACCAATAATAGGAGAGTGCTCTAATTGAGCATCCTGTTCTTTGATTTGATTGGTAACCGTATCTTGGTATAAACTATCACCGAGAATGTATCTCAATCTTTGGGGATTGGACAGGTGTGCATATTCACCACCATATTGAATATTAAATCCAGTGAAAATAGCACCTTTCGCGGAATCAAACTCAGTAGTCTCTTGCAAGTTATAATTCCACTGGAATACATCTGCATCAAAAGTTGCATCAGAACCAACAGATGTTAACGTAATATTAGTAGTTCCTTGAATATATCCAATACCTTTGTTAATAATTTCAACTCCAGTAACTCTACCGGCATTTTCACCATCGGTATCAATAGTCGCTCTAGCAATTGCACCAAAACCTTCACCCTGAATGCCAATTTCCGGTGCAGTAGTATAACCAGAACCAGCAGAAATAATAGCAATAGAGATAATTCTACCATTATTAACAATTGCTTGTGCAACTGCACCTTGACCAGAACTCAAAACAACAGATGGTTTTTCTGTATATGATGCACCACCAGCATCAATATTAACCGACTTAATAGGACCACGAACTGAAGCAGTTGCAGCAGCACCAGTGCCACCTCCACCGACAATAGTGATAAGAGGTTGAGATGTATATCCAGAACCGCCTTGATTGATTAAAATTCTAGAAACCGAACCTTTAGTAATAATTGCAGTTGCAGCAGCACCTGCACCTCCTCCACCTACAATAGAGACTAGTGGAGATGAAGTATACCCAGAACCTCCATTGGTGACTTCGACTTCAAACAACGATCCGTCAACAACGACAGATGCTTCTGCTCCCGCACCAAAACCCCCAGAAACAGCAAGAACCGGAGGACTCGCCGCATCATAATTATTACCCGAATTTAAAATATTAATATTAGTTACAGCACCAAAAGTCTTACTAAGTTCCGATTTGTAAGACCAAACAGATACACCATTGATCCATGTACCAATAGGACCAGGTACAACACTGGTTTTAGTTGAAATTGTAGTAGGATTTAACTCAAATCTATTAAGTTTACGCTGGTTGCCGGGTAAAAGTGCAGAACCGACGAAGGGACCAATTTCATAGTTAGGAATACCCGTAGATGCAACATATACATAATTGTCATTAAAGAAGGTATTTTGAATATTAGTGGTATATGGACCAATAGCATTCTGAATTGCTTGAGTAATAG